ATGAAGAAAATGTAATTATTTTGAATGATGGTATTGAATTTAAAGAGGGTGCAAACTCATCTGTTGAATTACAAATGAATGAACGAAAAAGAACATTAAAGGAAGATATTAATGATGTATTTCACATATATTCAGATTATAATTCAACAATTAAAGATGCAGTTATGCCAATAATAAGTGCAATAGAAACTGCTTTAAATAACAATTTTTTATTAGAATCAGAAAAAGCCAAAGTATATTTTGCATTTGATACAAAAAAAATAACAAGAGGTTCTTTAAAAGAAAGATATGAGGCATATAAAATAGCATCTGATACAGGTTGGATGACAAAAAATGAAATTAGATATGCAGAAGATTATGATTCAATTGAGGGATTAGATGTTGTAAGTATGAATTTAGCAAATGTATTGTATGATGTTAAAAATAAAACATATTATACACCTAATACAGGTTCAGTTATGAATATGAATAAAGGAGGTGAAACCGATGAAAATACAAGTAAGGAATGATAAAGTCATTATAGATGGCTATGTTAATGCAGTAGATAGATTTTCTAAAGTTTTATATGATAAACGAGGTCAATTTATTGAAAAAATAATGCCTACTGTATTTCGTAGAGCATTAGAAAAAAATGATTCAGTTAAAGTGCTTTTAAATCATGATTATGAAAAAGAATTAGCAAATACAAAAAATGGTACTGCTCAACTTTATGAAGATAATATTGGTTTAAGAGCAATTGTAGAAATAACTGATTCAGAAGTCATTGAAAAAGCAAAAAAGAAGAAATTAAGAGGTTGGTCTTTTGGTTTTAGTTGCAATAAAGATGAAGAAGTTGTAAATGACAAAGGTTTAAGAGAAAGAAGTGTAAGAGATATTGATTTATTTGAGGTATCTATTATTGATGATAGAAAAATACCTGCTTACATTGGAACTAGCATTGAATTAAGAGATGATAATCCTGTTGTAGTGGAATATAGAGATGAAGAGTTTTTAAAAGACTCTTTTTCTATTGATGAAAAAGAAGAATCAACTCCTACTTTTAGTGATATGACTGCATCACAAAAACGAGAAGTTTTAAGTGGTGCATATAGACAACTATTTAAGTATGGTTGGTTAGATGATTATGATGATGAATTTGTTTATGGAACAATTCAAGAAGATAGTCAATTATATAAAATGCCTTATTCAATAACTGATGGAACAGTTAATATTGATAGTAATAATCAAGTGAAAGTTGTTCGTGGAGGTTATAAAGAAGTAAGGTCTGATGAAGTGCCTGAACAACCACCAAAAGTGGATGGTAATAAAATAGATTACTCAAAATATGAGAATGTTCTAAATGAACTTAAAGGAGGTAAATAAAATGAATAAAAAAAGTTTAGAAGAACAAAAAAATGAAAAAGTAACAGAAATGGATAAGTTACTAAATGATGTAAAGGCAGAACAAAGAGCATTTACAGAAGAAGAACAAAAACTATTTGATGATTTAAAATCAGAAATAGATGCCATCAACAAAACTATAGAAGCATTTGAATCAAGCAGAGAATTAGTTGATGATGAAAAGAAAGAAGAAGATAAGAAAGAGGAGGAAGAAAATATGGATGAAGAAAAAAGAGCCATAGAAGTTGAACAACGCGATATTGAAAATTTTGCTAAATTTATAAGAAATGAAGTGTTAAGTGAAAATAGAGATGCAGGTAGCAATTTTGCTACAGGTAGTAATGGTGCAATAATTCCTACAACTATTGCTAACAAAATCATTATGACTGCATACAATATGTCACCAATTCTTGAAAAAGCAACAAAATATAATACTAAAGGAAACTTAGAAATACCTGTATATGGTGCAAATGATGGTGAAGATATAACTGTATCTTATGGTGAAGATTTTACTGAATTAGTTGAAAAAGCAGGTAAATTCTCATCAGTATCATTAAAAGATTATCTTATTGGTGCATTAGCAAAAATTGGTAATTCATTAGTTAATAATACTGATATAGATTTAGTTAATATTGTAATAAACATCGTTGCAGAATATATTAAATTATTCCTTGAAAAAGAAGTATTAAATGGTACTACTGGTAAGATTACAGGATGTAGTGATATTCCTGAAAAACAAACAGTAACATCAGAAGTTGCAGGTTCAATATCTTATGATGATTTAGTAACAGTAAAAAATAAAGTTATTCAATCATTCCGAAAAGGTTCTATGTGGATTATGAGACAAGAAACTCAAACTGCATTAGAAAAAATGAAAGATGCAGATGACAGACCATTATTTGTTGCAGACCCTACAGGTGAGTTCGATGGTATGATATTAGGTTACCCTGTATATATTTCTGACAACATGCCAGAAATTGCAGAAGGTAAATCACCAATTATCTTTGGTAACTTTAGTGGTATCGCTTTAAAAACTTCTAAAAATCTTGAAATTCAAGTTTTAAGAGAAAAATATGCTACTCAACATGCTACAGGTGTTGTTGCATGGTTAGAGTGTGATGCAAAAGTTGAACATCTTCAAAAATTATCTAAATTAACTATTCAAGCATCTAAATAGAGGTAGAATATGTATTTAGTAAATAAATGTTTTACAAATGGTAAAATAACTGCTAGAAAGGGTAAGGTTATTGATATAAAAGATAAATCTTTAGCCTCTTCCCTTGAAAAAGCAGGGTTTATTTCAACTTTTTCAGAAAAACAAATGACAAATAAAGAATTAGAAAAAACTATTAATGATTTATCAAAAACAATTGAAGATAAAGATAGTGAAATTATAACTTTAAATGCCAAAATAACTGAATTAGAAGAAAAATTAAATAATACAGAAGATACTTCTGATAATAAAGATGAAAAGAAAGATAATTTAGATAATGGTGATGAACCAAAGAAAGATGATGAAACACCTGATAAAAATTCAGATGAAACACCATAAACTGATAAAGAGTAAGTAATTTAAATTGTTCAGGCGACTCCACGAAAGGAGGAATAAGTTATGATTACTAAAGTTAGTGAGATAACAGTAGATAATGTTAAAGATTATTTGCGAATATCTGATATTTCAGATGCTGATAAAAAATACATAGAAACAATAATAAATGTTGCAAAAAGTTATATTGAAAATAATACAGGTTTAAAAAAAGAAGAATTAGATAAATATTCTGATTTGATTATAGTTGTATATGTCTTATGTCAAGATATGTATGATACAAGGTCTTATTATGTAGATAATGATAAAGTTAATAAAGTTGTACAATCTATATTAGATATGCACTCAAGGAACTTATTATGAGTAATACGGTTAAAAATGCAGGTAAATATGATAAATTAATTGAAATTTATAGTGTAATAGATACAAAAGATGAAGATGGTTTTCAAAAACCTACTAAAACTTCTGTATTAAAAACTTATGCTTGTGTAAGAACAACAAGAGGTTATACATTAATTCAAAATAATTCCGATTTTGAAAAAGCATATACAAATTTTACAATTAGATACCCTGCAAAAATTACTATCACTAGAGATATGCTAATTGATTTTAATAGTAAAACTTATTCTATTGAATATTTAAATAATATTAATGAAGATTCTATTGAATTAGAAATACAAGCGAAAGTTGTTGATAAATAATGGCAAAATTTAATCAACAATTGCCAAATGATTTAATTAAAACATTTGAAGAATTGGCAATTGCTACTCCAAAAATGATGGGTGAAATGACAAAGGCAGGTGCAGAAACAGTTGAAAAAATTGTTAGAAATAACCTGTCTAAATCATTTAAATCTACAGATAGATTAAGTAAATGTTTATTTGTTTCAAAAACATATAGAACACCATCTGATGATAGCATAAATAATAAAGTTATGATTTATGGCTATATGGATGCAGAAAAAAAGAAACCTGCACCTTTAGTTGCGATGGCAAGAGAATATGGCACAAGTAGAGGCGAATCAAGAAAGCCTTTTTTTAGAAAGTCTTTTAGAAAAACTGATATTGAAAATGCTATGAAACAAGTAGAAGAAAAATATTTGCCAAAAGGATGATTAAGATATGAATAATGAAATAGAACAGATATTAGATAAATTTAAAGTAGATAATAAGTCTATACCATTTGCATTTTTAAGATATAGAGGTAAAGAAAAAACTTATATTACTTATTATGAAACTATTAATAAACCTGAATTAAATGGTGATGATGAAACTATTTATAGTTCATCATCATTTGATTTTGATGTATATACTGATAGTAATTATTTAAAAATTGTTTCTGAATTAAAAAAAATTATGATTAAAAATAATTTTATATGGGTTGAAGATAGTCCTGATATGTATGAAGAAGAAACAGGATTATATCATAAAACTATAACCTTTGCTAAAGAAAGGAGAAATTAAATATGGCAAGAATTGGTTTAAAGAATTTTAGATATTCAGAGTTGGATAAAGATGAAAATGTTACTGAACCTAAAACTTTAGGTAAGGCAATTGATTGTAAGGTTTCACTTGAATTAAATAGTGCAGAATTATATGGCGATGATGGTTTATGTGAAAGTGATTACACTTTTAATAAAGGTACAGTTACCATCACAGTAGATGATGACGATGATGAAATTTTAGCACCATTATTAGGTCATAAGATGAGTGAAGATGGTGAAATTGTTCGTAAAGATACAGATGTTGCACCATATATTGCTTTTGGTAGAATTTTAACCAAAATAGTTGGTGGTGTATATAAGTATAAAGTCGAATTTTTATCTAAAGTAAAATTCAAAGATACTATGCCTGATGAAGCGACAAAAGGTGAATCTATTGAATTTACAACTGTTTCAATTGAGGGTACAGTTTCAAGAAAATCTGACGGAGAATGGTCTAAATCTAAAACATTTACTTCATATAATGAAGCAAGTGAATATTTAGATAGTTTATTGACTGCAACTAAATAATGAAATGTGTTGTAATAAAAAGATTTAATGATAAAAAAACAAAAGAATTTTATAAATTAAATCAAGTGATAGAAGTATCCGAAGAAAGATACGATGAAATAAAAGAGTATGTTAATCTTTTCGAAGAAACAGTGAAAAAATCTGATAGAAGAAAGGGTAAAGAACTAGAAGTAAAATCCTAGTCTTTACCCTTTTTTTAATTATTTAAATTAGGAGGAAAAATTATGAAAGAAAAAGAAACTATTTTTACAGTTAATGGAAAGGAATATAAAGCAATATTCAATCTTAATGTAATGCAAAATATTCAAAAAAAGTATGGTACTTTTCAAGCATGGGGCGAACTTACTGATGGTTTTGTTTATGAAAATGGTGTCAAAAAAATAAAACTAGATGAAAATGGGAACCCAATAACTAGAAAAGAAAAAGATTCGTTTGGCAATGAGGTAATAGTTGAAGTTTTTGAAACAAGGGAAATTGATATTGAAGCATTAATTTTTGGTATTAAAGAAATGATTAATGAAGCAATTGATATTAGTAATGAAACTACAGAAGTAAAACAAGAATTTTTAACTGATAGACAAGTAGGTAGATTAGTTACTGCGATGGGAGTAGCAAATGCCACTACACAATTGAATCAAAATGTTCTTGATTCAACATCGAGTGGCGAAGAAAAAAACTAATAATCCACGAGGAAGAAGAATATAAGCCCATAGATTTCTCGTGGTTTTTATTTGTAGGTCATACATTAATGCTATTTTCAGAAAAAGAAGTATTTAGAATGACATTGAAAAAATTCAATGCACTTTATGGTTGGTATAGAAAATATCACGATATTGATATGAAACATATTACTTTTGATGATTTAGATAAGGCTCAAGAAAATGATGATGAATGGCTAGATTAGGAGGTGTAAATTATGGCAAGTTCATTTGGTGGTACT